TATGCCATACCCCAGCCCGCCCTCGTCGATGACGGTCATCACTGGTTTATACTCTTCTATTGCCTCGATCACCCGACCAACGACAGTCATTGTATCTTCGCCCTGATAGCGCTTAATAGCAACGATATCCCGCCCTTGACGGACAACGATGACCGTGCTGTCTGCGCCCCCGCGTGCTGGATCCACCCCGATAACGATAGGCGCAGACGTATCCTTATATCTCTCACGTTTGAACGCGTCCTCAACGAGTGTCGGGCTGATAAACTGGTCTTCGCCTGACGATGGAAACTCACCGTAAACCTCGACCCTCGCCTGGCTACTGTCCTCACCATACTCGGCAATAATCTGTTCATATACCGCTTTATCCGTGTCCTCGACCTGCCGCGCGTCAATTTGTCTGCCATGCCAAAAGTCCCGTTTAGAGTTAAAGCACTCAAAGAAGTAGCCTTGGTTGCGACGCGGGTTGCTGAACGCGAACCAATACCGGTCTAATATGTTCTCTGTAAAGAAGCCCGCGCCCACTGACCATATCGCGTCAGGTATACCACTGGCCTCGTCAAATATCAACATCATGCCGTCGTGGTTGTGGACACCCGCGTAACTGTCAGGATTCTCTTCCGACCACAACTTACCCTCTGCCGCCCAGTATCGCGTACCCTTTTTCAAGTCGCGCTCCACTAGCTCGCACACCCATTTGGCTGGCACTAGCTTGGTTGCCGAGATCTCCCACCAGTGTGAGTTTATTATCATGGCCTGCCACTTAGTCAACTCACCCCAAGTGACTGACCGCAGTTGCGACTCACTGTTGGCTGACACCACGACGCTGGAGCCGATCCTTGTGGTTAACATCCACATTATGAGCCAGCTAACGAGGGCTGACTTACCGATACCCCGTCCGCTGGAGACCGCCTCGCGCAGTGTAGTCATGTCGACCTGCCCTTGGTTGTCCTTTATGTGCTTGCCGATTGTTCTTAAGACGTCGCGCTGCCACTGACGTGGCCCCTTGAACTTAGCCAGTGGCGTGTTAGCTTGGCCCCACGGGAACGCGAACAGCACGAACGCTTCAGGGTCGTCCGCAACACGCGGATCCCACAGCCGTGACATGAGGAGTTGTTCTTCGTCCGAGCTATATATAGGTAGTTGCATTATTGGTTGTCTACGACGGTGCCTTCAACGATACGTGATTGAGCCTCGGCTAGTGCCTGAGTGATACTTATCTTTTGGTACACATCCACACTGATCTCAGTCTTGGCTGTCCATGCGTGTGCATGCTGCAACACAGCCAGCGCCGACTTAGCGTCGCCTTCTTTAGCGGAGGCGATCAGCACCTGGGCCATCTCTAGCTCACCGTCTGCTTTACCTTTCTGCGCCGCCATCTCCGCTACGGGGTCTAGCTGGCACAGTTGCCGGTACTCGGACGGCAACATGCCCGCAGCGAGGGCCAAAGAGTCATTCTTCAGACCCAGCTTGGCTGCGTCGTATATTTTCTGTAAACGCGATTCGGTGGCTTTTACCTCGCGTGGCGTAAAAGGTATCGATAGGAATGTCATTAGCGCATAGTATTTGTTTACATGCGTGGTGTCAAGGGCGTAGATTGGGTAGTTGTTACATGTAACGCAGAAAGCCGAAAAACTCGTTACTTACTACATCCTCTAATGTCGGCTTAACCGCCTATGTTTAAACAAATGTCTAAACTATTTGTTCATTACGTACATAGTTACTTCAAAACCAAAACGCATTTCTGTAGCTGCTGGTGTTGTCCACATGGTAAATCTCCTTAAGTCGATTGAGTGTACACATTAAGGTGTACGTGTACACATTCTCAGCTTTTGTATATACATTGTATATACAGATAACCATGATTCTGCTGGTGGGCAGGTGGGCAGATTGCTAGTGGGCAGGTGGGCAATCTTAATAAAAAATAAAAATTTCTTCTGACACCATCGTCCACGAAGGCCCTTCCCCCAAGGCCCTACCCCCCCCATGCAAAATGCAAACAGTTCCCTGCTAGCGGGCTAACAGGCTGTAAAAGAATTGCTTACAGCAGACAGCAGAGTGTGGATAGTGTGGACAATGTGGACAACTTGGATTTGGTTGGTGCATTTTGCTAGGGCGTTTTAGTTTGTGGACAATGTGGACAACTTAGCTTGAGGTTGTCCACATTATCCACAAATGCGGGGGGATTTTTGCGCGGGGACAAAAAGTGTGGACAATGTGGACATTGTGGACAATGCCTTTTTAGTCGCTAGCCGTTGCGCCCACAACGCTACATGAGAACCATTCTCATATAGATTATATATTATAAAGGTAAACAGAAAAGACTATCCACATTATCCACAAAGCCATTCAAGCCTTGCGCCCCAATGCGTTGCGCGTGGACAATCGCACGCTTTTAAGATGTCCACATTTTGCCCACATTATCCACAAAACAACTAAATTAAACTATTTTGCATAAAACGCTTGCATTGTGTAAAAGAATGCTTTATTCTCTTACTTAACGGCTCAGGAAATGTGGGCTTTAATTAAAAGGGATTAATTATGATTATGCAAGACTATAAAAACCATAAACCAGCAGCAGAAAAGACAACCGCGTGGGATATTGTTGGCGCGGTTGCCTTTGCTGTAATTCTTATATCTTTAATCTTTATCGCAACAATCTAGGAGTAAATAACATGAGCAATCAAAACTTATCAAATGCAATTTATGAAGCCAAACATAAAAACGGCGCGGAACTTTTAACAGAAAAGCAGCAAGCCGCCATACTTGATTTTGTTGGCAAAGGCTGCCGCGCTAATACAAAAGAAACACTCGCGCGCCGCTTACGCTTGCCGCTTTCATTGTGGAAAGATTACGGCATTTATTCGCGCATTATGTTTGATGATAAATATGGCGCTTCTTATTGCTGCGGCCAATCTTGGAACGATGAAATGCGCACCTTGCGCGAATGTATGCTTAAATTTTAAGGGGTGTAAATATTATGATTAAAAATATAGATGTTAGATTTTTCTGTTATGCGTCAAACGCAGAGGATGACATTGAAACGGATATATACGAAGTCACCGAAAGGTGCTTTAGAGAATGGGCGATTAGCGATGTAAATGCAAAAATTACTTATGAACGTCATACCGTTTTTGACAATGGCGTGAAACAAATATGCTTAATTATTGAGCCTAGTCTGTATCCGTTGCCGGATGAATTAGAAAGGGTTTAAATCATGCCAAACATATATTTTGTGCAAGGATACGACAGCTATACCAATAAAAATATAGTGAAACTTGAAAGCGAAAAACAAAGCGCGGATACATTAGCCAATTCATTAACCGCGCCTCATGTTCATGCCGTTTGGTATGACAATGAAAAAGATTTAATAAACTTTTTTAATACTCTTTTAACTAGCGAGGCTTAACATGGATATAACAATCAACAAAAACAAACACAATGGCGCGTTAGAACTTAGCGCGGTGCATAACGGCTACCTAGTTACTAGGCAATTCTACTTTTACTCAACCCGCGCGGCTAAGGCGGAATTTATCAATTATTTAAGGAGTTTATAACATGGGTTACAGAAGCGAGGTAAAAAGTTTGGTTTATGGTGAGCCGGCAGCGATGGCTAAATTTTTAGAGGATAACGCGGAACTGGTGGACGCAGTGCGCGAGGACTTCGGCAGCAGCTTAGACACTTACCATAAATCAAAACAAACATTATTATATTTAGACATGCCCTATGTTAAGTGGTATGACAGCGATGCGGGCGTGATACGTTGGCATAACTTGTTGAGCCTAGCCAATGAAGCGGAACTTATGACAGAGTTCGTACGCATAGGCGAGGACAGCGCGGGCGACATAGAACAGGAATACTCACAAACTGAGTGCGATTATTATCTCGAAGTAGTAACGGCAATTAAAGCTAATTTTTAAGGGGTACATTATGACTTTATACGAAGTACAAGAATATAACCTCTGCGGGGGTTGGGCTAATAATTGGTCTTTCGAGGACGACACCGGCAACGTGCAACCGTCCACATTCGACAGTTACGAAGCCGCGCGCGCGGAACTGGACTATTTTTTATTGGAATGTGAAGAGGAACTAGAAGCCGGCAACATGCCGGACGTTCCAGACCGTGAAGAATTTAGGATTGTAGAGGTGCAACTATGAGATATTCGCATTATGAGCATTTTAGCTATATAGACCAATACGGTATTGCCTTGGATGATTACGGCAACGAATACCGAGACAACAACGGGCAGATTTTTATCGTGCCTAAATATAAGCGCAAATTTTACACTGTAATTGAGAGGGATTAAAAAATGAAAACAACAAACATTTTAAAGGTGCTCGAATATGTTATTGAAA